CAATCGCGGCTAAAACTGTAACTTACGATTTCGAACGTCAGTTAGAAGGCGCTAAATTACTGAAATGTAGCGAATTCGGCGATGCAATGATCGCACACATGTAATTTATTACGAGGTGTGATTAACAACGGGAACTTAATAGTTCCCGTTTTTTCTTGTCACATTTGAAACGGTTATCAAAAAGTTATCAAAACGAATTATCAAAACCTACCTCAATTTAGACTATCAAATAACTACTTTTATCCAATCTTTACCCCGGTCATCATTATATTTATCGGTCATTTTTTGCGATTTATGGCCCAGTAAATCTTTAGTGTTAATTCCTTGTTCTCGATAGAGTCTTTCTGATAAAGATCGTTGTTCATGAAATGAAGCTGGCGTCCCTTCTCCCCAATCAATATCAGTTTTATTTCTTGCCTTCTTAAAATTTGTCGTTATTGTATTTGCTGTGACTTGTTCACCACGATTTGCTTGAGAAGTCGTGCGAAAGTAATGGACTAGATACGGACTGAGAACACGGTCACGACATCTAGAAACAACATCCCTCAGCGACATGTTTAACGCATCAGATCTTAATGCTAGTGGAATAGCCAGTTTACTTCCTGTTTTTTCTTGTGTTACATGCAAATGGTCATCCCAAATATCGCTAAATTTCATTGCTGAGATATCACCAAGCCGTTGCCCAGTTATCACAGCTAATAGCATCGCATTGCCTAAATACTTATGCTGCTTGTCTGCTACTTCAAATATTTTTTGCCACTCATCTAAATTAAGACGCTGGCGGGTAATTCGTCTTTTGGGTTGTTTAGTTGCGAGTGCAGGGTTATATCCTGGTGGAACTTCACCAGCATGCTGAGCTTCTTTGAACACATCGATTAATACTGAGCGAATAACCTGAGCCATACGATGTTGGCCATTAGATTTATACTCATCAAGTATTGATGCGATATCTCTCGCATCAACAGCGGGTAAAGGCTTCATTGCGAGAGAGTGGCGCATTAGGTCCACAGGTTTTCTTTTTTGCTTATATGTATTTTGTTTTATATCACCGTCAGCAAGGCGTTCCCCTTGTATTACCCAGTAGCGATCTAGCCAAGTATTTACGGTGATCTCTTTTCCTTTAATTCTTGCTACTCTATCGCTGATCGCCATAACTTGTCGGCTGCGTTGCTCAGCTAGTCGATTATTAGCTTCAATAGCAATTTCACGCGCTTCAGCTTCGTTATCACCGAGAGCGTGATATTTTCCAGTTATAGGGTGTCGATAACGCCAATAAACCTTATTAGCTTTTCTGCTATATAGCGGGTAGAGATTAGGAATGTTGACGTTATTTTTACGTGGTCGGGCAGCCATCGTTTAAAATCCTTTGTAATTTTGGGTTATCATTCTTATTAATAACCGGTGATGTCAAATTACCGACTAAGTCGGCATCTTCTCTCACGCGCCAAATACCACCTTCTTTTTGTGCTGGTGGATAGAACAAGCCATTCCTAGCATAGCGTTGTAATGTTCCCAGGCGAGGAGGGCGACTTCTATAACGTTCGCTCGCCCATTCCTCCAAAGTTAGCATTTGCATAATTACCTCCACATTCTGCCGCATACAGATTTTTAATTTATGACTATACTTATTAAGCAACACGCGATACTTGCTATTATTTGCCGGCATATTATATGTCGGTTTTTTTTTGCTAATTTCTTGTTTCTTTATATTTTTGGACTAAGCTTAAGTAATTCTACAGTTACTTATATTCCTATAGAATGAACTGATCCCTGTGTGTTAATTATTTACCGCTGAATTTATTGGCGGTATTTTTTTATTTATTGAATTGGCTTTAATTTAAATACAATAAATAACTATCACTCGGACTTATTATTATTAGCAAAAATTAATTTATAAATTTCTTCACGATGGACACTAATATCTTTTGGGGTATCAATACCAATCCGCACTTGGTTACCCTTTACTCCTAAATTGTAACTTTAATATCATCACCAATAACCACAACTTCGGTTGGTTTTCGAGTAAGAAAAAGCATTCCCATACTAAGCACTCCACACAGTTTATAAGGTTGCCTGAACTAACTTATCCACATCAGGCGGCTGTGGTATTCTTGGAAGCCCTACACAACCAAGAGAATCTTTTATATGTGCAATTCAACTAAGGGCGTTGTTGTCCACCATGAACATCGAATAGGATTTATCGTTATTTAGAACTCAGACGGCGAATATACTGTTGCTGAATTACAAGGCGGATATGATGTAGAAAAAGGCCATATTATCCGCGGCAATTTAGACATAGAAGGTGATGAAACTTTTTACAATGAAACTACCGGTGAAAGTGTTTCAGTAATTGTTCAAGGTACTGGTATGTCTGAATTACAATCTATTCGTATGATCCAAAACACTCGTGGATAATTAGCCTAAAAGAGGCATAATTTTTTAGCATCATCTCGTGGTGCTCTTGCGAAATAAACCTACCTTTTGCGGAAAGCACAATTGCCAGCCCAGCAAATTGCTTTCCTCTATTTGCAGAGCTTTCTAAACGCTCAATTCTAGCAAGTAATGCTTGTTTAATTTCTTGGCACTTACATTCATTATCCATAGCCATCACTCCAAACATTAAGCCCAATTAAGCATTAATAATGACTTGGCAGCGTTCAGATTGATCGAAAATTTGCTCATCGAGCTTTTCTAGTTGCCGCTGCAGGTCGACTTGCTTAGCTTTAAGTGCCGCCAGCTTTTGAAGTTCAGCGGCTTTTTCCATAATCCATGCCGCAGCATCTTCTTGCGACATAGCAACGCTAAAAGTGGCGATTGGTTCATTTGAATTGGTTTGCATTGTATCCACCTAGTCATTTATATCGATAAGGCAAATATAGCAATTAGTATTAAATATAGCAATGGGTATATTTAATTTATTTTGATGTGATTTGTATGACAATGAAATATAAGAGGTTATTTTTTTATATTCATAAAAATACGAAAGGGTATTGGAATTAATATAGAATAATTCTTGCAAATTTTACCTGAGAATATAAAGTATAAAACAATTTACTGTATAGATATACAGTGACCAACCAAAAGCTATAATGTTATATTCGAGAGGAATGAGACGATGGTGATAGTTTTGGTGAGGAATGGGGTTGGTGAGTATAGAGAGGTGCTTGTTAGTCAAAAAGAAAAAACAAGCTACCTTCTGAAATCACGAACAAGAAAGACGACAACACCGATAAATTGTGCAGAGGATAACTCAATTAATGGCACTCTGTTATCATCAACTGATAGGAAGCCATGACTACCACCATCTAAAAATTTATATACAGAAATAGAATTGTTAACCTGCGCTATCACCAGATCCCCCGTTCCTGGTGTTATCTCAGTATCTACGATAGCAATACTTCCGTTCGGTGCCTCAGCGCACCCCGTATTGCGACTCAGTACATACGCACGATAAGATGGTAATGGCTTACCCATAGGGGATATAACGAAATCATCAGTTTCGCCAGACTCATCCCAAACTGAAATGTTAAGAGATTTATCTAGTCTAAACTTTTGCTCGCTATTAGGGCCTTCCATTTCGCCAATGCCATTTGCCAACCAATCAACATTCACGCCAAGGGCATTAGCTATATCAACTAATTTTACAGATCCTTTAGCCTTTCCATTCACTAAGCGCCAGATTGTAGGCTGAGCAACACCCGATGCTTCAGCTAAAGCACCTTGCGTCATATTGCCTCTATATTTCATAGCCTCTTGGAGGCGTTCAGACAGTGTCGTTTTCATGAATGCGAATTTATAGTCATGCGTATTAAAAATCAAATTCTCATTGCTATTGTATAAATTAATACTCATTGCTATTATTTATCTCAAGACAATACTAAAAGGGTTAAAAAATGAAAAACAAAGCAATACAAAAAGCAATTGATATTGCTGGGGGGCAAAAAAAATTAGCTGACTTGTGTGGCGTGAGCCAGCCGACGGTTTGGCGATGGCTTCATGGTGGCGGTGTAGATGCAAGATTGGTTATGTCTATTGTGAAAGCCACCAACAATGCAGTTTTACCTCATGAAATAAGACCAGACCTTTATGAATTAATTGGAACAGGCAAACAATAACAAAACCAATTAACTGAGTTAACTACAAACAAAACAACGGAATTGTAGATATGTGCAAACAAACATTAAAAGAAGTCGTGAAAGAGATGTGTAAGGCGTACCCCGGTGGACGTTCAGCGATGGCTGGTGCATTGGGCATGACAGAAACCACGTTCAATAACAACTTGTACGAGAAAAACGGCTGTCGTTTTTTTGAGCGCGAAGAGCTTGAGGCAATGGAGGATTTATCTAACACCTCATTTCTGGCTGGATATTATGCAAATAGAAGAAATTTATTGCTGGTGGAAAAGATAAGCCCAGAAGATTTAGACGAACCAGAATTATTCCGTTTACATACACAGGTTTCATCAACGCAGGGTGAATTAGCCATTTTCATGGAGAAGTCATTAGAAGATGGAAAGGTTGATTCATATGAGGAAAAAGAGCTTCACAAGCTGCTGGATACTCTGATTGCAAAAGGAAGGACGTTTATAAATGCATTCATCAAATTACATAAGAAAGGTTGACGCCCCAGATATGCGGTCCGAGGCGTCGGGTGCTAATAACAACTTGTGTGGAGTAACTAGCATGAGCAGT